GCCTTCTTTCTCTTCCTGAAACTGCGACATCATCACCGGGGCCGATGCGCCGGCGGCGATCAGCGCCAACATTACAGCGCTGAGTTTTGATTTGTTCCCCATTACTCACGCTCCAGCATTTCAAGCTCTTCCGTGTCGATCGTCTCCGTGCGTTTTTTTATCCAATCACGTAGAAGCCGCTCGCGCCGGCAGCGGAAGTAAGTACCGAGGGCAATACCAAATGCAGAGCAAAACATGCCGAAAATGACCCCGATAATGATCCATTCACTCTGTGAGAAATAATTAATGATGCCGAGGACGAATGACACTGCGCTACCAGTGTGCACGGCTCCATCGGCTGCTCTGATTAGCATTCGTGACATCCTTACCTCCCGCCGGGCGGTTGGCGCTCATGAAATGAAAAGGCCGCCAGTGGCAGCCTTATGGTTTGGTGGTGATGCGGATGTTTACTTCGCCGTCGCAACCAACAAGCATCGGCTGATCAGCAGGCTCACTCTAATACCCTTCCATTGCGATATAGGCACCCGCGATAGCCTGACCAAGCGCTTCCACATCAATTACGCCATGACAGGTCGTAAGGGCATGCTTCAGAGCTTCGCGCGCCTGGGACTTCGCGCCATCGGGTAAGTGGGAAAATTTCATCGTGAACTCCAAGATGTAGGGATCAGCCACCAGCCGTAAACGATTTGGCGATACGGGGTGTGCCAGGTGTGTGTGTCGTCCGTTGGCTGGGGCTGAAATGCAAAAAGCCCGCTCAGAGGCGGGCCTTAATTGATTGGTCATGTGACAAGCGGAAATATCACATCATGGAGACAAAGCTAGTCCATTTTCGCCAAACTGTCAACACTTTGCTTTTAACGTGACGCTATTTTTCTTAATTCTGTTAAACCGTGACCGCCGCCAGCATAGAGTCCGCGATACTTTCTTCTTTGTGACACTGTGTGACAAGTTGCTCATAGAATGGCTTGTAGTCCCGGCGCCAGGTGGTTTCCGCTATCTCTAAGCCTTCCAGCGCCAACGCCTTTCTAACCTGCTCAGCCGGCAGGCGCGCATACCCTCTACCGCTGCACTTGTCGCAGTCCTTCGTCACCGGGATCCCTGTCTTATCGCTCAGCTTCTTGTCCAGCACCTTGCCGCGTCCGTTACATCTGCAGGCATTGCTGATCACCTTCTTTCCCTTGCAGGTCGGGCAAAGCACCTTCACAACCTCCCTCACTGATTTCACTTCCTCCCAGTACGATGGGAACACGCCTTTTGTGATTTTCGCCCACTTCGGTGGCTTACCGTCTGGGTACTGGACTTTGTTGGTGAAGACCTCAGCGTCAATAAAGCCCTCCCCCTTGCAGCATTCGCACGTCCTGACGCTGGCCGCGCTGCGGGAGTAATCCTGGAATGCAAACGCCACCATGACGCCGATCGCTCTGTGCTGAACCTCTTCACTGTGTTTGCGGATGGCCTTGTGTGCGCCGGCGGCTTTTATCGCGTATTCCTTCAACCGCTCCAGCGCGCGCTCAGGTGAGCTGATGCCCTGTTTTGCCAAAAACAAATCCAGACCGAACTCTGCCTGAGCCTGGCACATGCCGAATGCCGCCATCACGTCAGTACCGGTCAAAGAGTCCGAAGCCGTCGCGCGCGGTGAGTCGCTAAAGGTCGGTGATTTCGGTGCAAAGTATTTTGGAATCGACTCTAATCTCATGCTATTTCCCCTATAATTATTTGGCCAACTTCGCCCCAGACCTTTGTTACTCGACCGTCCCAGATGCGGCAGTCGTCCTCAAAAATGGCATCCAGCAATGCCTTCTCCAGATTGTCCTTGTCTGGCTTCTGCTGATGCGGTTTCCCGGCCATCTCAGCGCGTTTCTTCTTGCTCCAGCTATCTGGCATGGGTAAAACAAACGTCACGTGATAACCGCTCTCAGGCAGCGAGATTCGATTCAATTTCACCTCGTCGCAGAATGCCCGGTAGCGCAGAACTGGCGGGCGCTTGGCCCACCGGTCTTTTTGTGTCATGCGTGGTTTAGGGATTGGCGTTATCTGGTACGTCTTCATGCGATAGCCCCGATGCCAATGGAGTAATCCAGGAACTGCGCCAGCAAATCGGTTTGGCTACCATGTTCCGCTTCCCACGCCGCTGGGTCGTCATGCAGTTTGCGGTGACAGGTGCGGCACAGCGGGATTGTCAGGTAGTCGCTTGGCTTGGTTCCCATTCCGCCCAATCCGTGGCCGATGATGTGGTGAGGGTCATCAGCGCGAGCGCCGCAACCGCAGCAGGGGCGAGTCTTAACCCATTGGGTATATTTGCTGTCCTCTACGCGAGTGAGCTTTGGCCGCAGCATGAAGGCCTTTTGTGGCGCCGGGTCTACGGTGAAGCACTTGATCGCCTGCTTGGAAATAATCGCAGTGGCCGCCGGCGTGCAGTCCATTTCGGACTCTTTGCGGGTGCCGGTGATAACCTTTGGCTCCGGTAAGTCGGTAACGGTGCGCGCGACGTCATCGGGGATCAGGTCGAATACGCCGGACAGCATGGCCCACAGCATCAACTCTGGAATTGTCAGCTGTCCTTCAGACTTCAGGCGGTGTTTTGCCGTTGCTACCACCCAGCGCGCCGTGTTGCGTGCAGCGATTTTTTCAATCTTCGGTGAGACACCCAGGCTTTGTTTGTAGCACTGCGGGCAGATGCGAACGGCGGAATGCCCTACGCGCTCAGTGTCCAAAATAGTCGCCGGCCGATCGTGTTTGCTGTACTGGCATTTCGTGAACTGCGTCGCCCAGGCCTCAATCGCGTTAACCCCGCCGCAGGCGTCTATGACGCGCTCATGGGTGAAGAAACCCTGTAACCGTGGGTCGTTGGCGATCTCATGCTCCACCGCCGGTAGGATGCCTTCAGGAGCGTCTTTGAACTCTTTCGGCAGTGTGGAAACCATCACGCGGCCTGTCATGTGAAACGCCAGCTTTTCGTCTACCGGGATCAGGGCAATACCCAGATCATGCTGTACCGCTGCTTTGACTATCGCTCTCATGTCGGTTGTCCCTGTTTTTTGGCGCGAATGCGAGCCAGCAGTTCTTCACCTTTGCGCTGAAATTTGCCGTCTTTGTCCATCAGTTCTGATGGCGCTGGGATGTTCTGCTTATATGCGATTTGTGGCGCAGGGGTTGGCACGCGCTCGCCCTTAGCCAGTCGTTTAGACCAGCGGTTGAGGTGTTGCTGAATTGACTTGCGGATCTCACTTTCGGTGTGGTTGTACTGGAGCATCTGGTGACGAACGTCGATCACAATCCAGTACATGACCGGAGCCGACCAGTTGAAATCCTCTGGGCGGACGTGGCCGCGATTAGCGCTGTAGCGTTTGAACTCCGCCTCAACCTCATCAACCGATGGCAGGCCGGCATTCAAAGCTGTACCCGTCTTGCACCAGCCAATGAATTTCCCACAGCTCGGCCAGAAATCGCTTTCTTGCTGTCGGGCCATACGCATGCCAGCTTGCAGTTGTTCCACCGAGGTGATCCCGTTCTCTGCGAATGCCAGGATCCACTGACGCTTTGCTGCAGCGACTTCTGCTGGCGTGCTCAACGCTGTTTGTTTTGCCGCAGGGAAGACTTGCATGAGGTTGGTGAACAGCAGATCAACCAATTTTTCCGCATTCCCATTGACTACCCGCGCCTGTGGCTCCGCCGGCATCATCCGCGCCAAGGCTCCACCATCGCGATTTTGAATGGCACTCATGAATTTATTCATAGCGTGTTACCCCAGGCTTCGGCAGTGTTCCAGTGTCCACCAGACGCGCCGGCAGGATTGGTGCTCAGCTTCAGCGTCAGGTCATCCCACTTCTCGCGCAGCTTTGACGGGCTCAGGATGTTCTTGCACCAGAACGGATCCCGGTTTGCCTTAGCGAACAGCTCGCAGATTTGCTTGTGCGTGCGACCGTCCTGAGAGCACATCAGGCGAATTTCGTTTGCCCAGTCTGCCCAGTTAGGTTCCTTCGGTCTGGCGACTTCCCCATCGCTTTCGGCAGCTTGCTCATACAGCTTCACGATGCGAGAGCGGATCCACTCCGCGCACTTCAGGTCTTCAGCACTACCCCAGATTTTTTTCTTGGCACTGAACACAGCAGCTTCAGGATGCCGAGATAAAAACTTCTCCTCGTCTGATTCGTCGGGTTGCGTAGCGACCTGACAAGAAGATTTATTGTCTTTAGGTTCTAGTGATAGGTTCTGGTGCCACGTGCTGCCACAGGGGGTGCCAGCAGGTGACACAGGGGCTGTGCTTTCTGACACCACACCTGTGCTTTCTCCTGACCCACCTGTGTTTTTTGACGGCACAGGGGCTGTGCTTTTTCCTGCCATAGGGGCTGTGTTTTCTGACGACACAGGGTTACCCAAGGTCAACTGGTAAATATTTGACGTGTTGCCCTTCCCATTGTTGCTACCAAGGCGGTTCTCTTTGGATAGCAACCCCATAGTTATCAATGCTGTGATATGTGCCTTTACCGCGCTCTTGCTGCATTCGCAATGATCGGCAATGTGTTGGTACGACGGCCAGCATTCGCCGTCATCGTTGGCGTTGTCAGCCATTTTGATGAGCACCAGCTTGCGCAGTGGGTTACCCACCTTAATTTTCATGGCCGTTGCCATTAAGGTCATGCTCATACCGCTACTCTCTTAAACTTATTAAACTGCCAAAGTGGCCTCGTACAGGTGCCAGCGTAATCATCACGCTTAAAGGTCACTTCCAGCGAACTGGAAGCCGTAACAGTAATCATGCGCCCGTGCTCATCGCGGTAGCGCTCGCCGATCATCGGAATACGCAGAGCGTCACCCTGGTTTGCAGCCAAAGTGTTTCGTGTCAAAACAGCTCGCATTCGCTCCTGAAGCTGCTCCTGCAATGTGCGCATAATTACCCCCATCACCCGTTATTGCGCCTCAGCCACCACCGGCAGCCCTTTCGCAAAATTCACGTAATGCACGTTGTTTCCATGGCGCATGAACTGAGCACCCATCGGGGCCAGCTCCAGCAGCGCCGTTAAATGTCGCTCCGCTATCGGGACATACCCCGCAGGGGTTATCTGCGTCTCAGCGTCGACCACCCGCAGCCCAAGCCGCGCCAACACCTTCGCGCTCACAGCCAACGCCCCAGCCTTCCACTTGCTCAGCCACGAAGCGTCATAACCCAAATCCCGCGCTACCTCCCCCTCTCGCTGGCCGTAAAGCGCAGTCAAGATCGCCGTCTCGTTTTCATTTGCCAGAAACTCAACGTCTCGTGACTGGCGTGATGTTGCTTTTTCCATCTGTGATAATTTCTCCTGTTAGGCGGCCTAGGTCGGATTTAGCTCCGACCTGCTCAAATCATGGCGGCAGCGGTGCCCAGGAAAGGCTTTAATCTCCTCGGCTTCGATGCGGCCATCTTCATGAACGATGACTGTGATGTTCCTTTTCAGGGCTATGGCCTTGCTGATTGCGCTTTGGCGAACACCAAAGAGTTTTGCAGCCTTCCCCTGCCCATACTGGGAAACAAATACTGTTAGTGGGACTTTCTTCATCTTTCTCTCCTGTAGCTACGCCGCCATTATCACCAATAGTAATTTAAATATCAACACTAACAGTGATTGGTGATTATTCCATTAGGTAATAAAATCGGAAATATGAAAAAGAAGCCTCTGACGCCAGAGCAATCCTCCGCAGCTAAGATGCTCAAGGCGATATATGACTCAAAAAAAAGGGAGCTAGGGCTCTCTCAGGAGCTGCTTGCAGAAAAAATGGGTATGGGGCAAAGCGGTGTTGCTCAGTTGCTGAATGGCTCGAATGCCATCGGCCCAGGTCATGCAGCGAAGTTCGCAGCAATCCTTGGCATAAAAGTTGATGATTTCAGTGCGCATTTAGCATCTGAGATTGCTGAAATGGCAGGCTATGTCGGGGAAAACGAGGTCGCTAAAGTATCTCAACTAACAAAAGAACAAGAAGACCTACTGCGCGTATTCAACACGCTACCGAAGGCGGAAGCTGACCGATTCTTGGCTGAGATGAAAGCACGAAGCGCTCATTTCATGGCCATGTACGAAGAAATGCACAAGAAGCTCCACGGTAAAGCATCTTAGCACTTGGTTCCTGTGTTCATGTAGCACAACAACCAACATCACAACTTAACGCATGTAATTGTTATTCTGGATTTTTATTGACCACCCATTGTGTCTTCGGCAAACAAACAACTTGCAACTAACTTGTGGTTGCTATTAAGCCGCTAGGGGATATACTTCACATGAGTAAAAGCCAAAAATTACGAGAACGGCTTAATGCGCTACCAAAGGATTTTACTTGGGATGAGTTAGTAACGCTGCTGGGTCATTATGGCTTCAACGCGATGTCTGGAGCAGGTTCAAGACGAAAGTTTACCAATGCGGGTGGGAGGCTCATTAGTTGCCACTGTCCTCACCCAGGAAATATCGTTAAAGGATATGTACTTAAAGAAGTAAAAACCCTTTTAGATGAGCTAGATAACTATGAGTAAAATGTTAAATTTCAAAGGGTATTACGGAAGTGTTGATTTCTCTCTTGAAGATGGAGTTCTTCACGGGAGGATACAATGTATCAATGATGTAGTGACATATGAGGCAGACACATTGCCTGCACTTCAAGTAGCCTTTGAGGAGGCGGTCACGGATTATCTCCAGACCTGTGAGGAACTGGGCAGAGATGCGGATAAGACCATGAGCGGTACATTTAATGTGCGCATTGGCCAGGTTTTGCATAAAAAAGCATTTTTGGCTGCATGCAGCACGGGGCAATCCCTGAATGATTTTATAAAGACGGCGGTTGAAGAAAAACTCTTCAACAAAAAAGAGTTTCACTTCCACTTTGAACAAAGAGAAGCGACTAAGACTCAATCACATAGATTCGTTTCAAGTTCTCAAGCTGACCTCAAGTGGACTGGTGTCGTAGAGAAAAGGACTAATCATTAATGCTTGAAAAAATTAAATTTAAAGGTTTCGAGATAGCCTCATCTCAATTTACAGAGAATGGAGATACCGAAGGAGGGAAATATAACGTTTCCTTTGAAGGCTATGGGGTAACCTCTGAAAAAAATGATGACGGTGGTGGCTGCTGGATCCAAATCGAGGTTAAACCCAGGATTCATGGGTTTAATGAATCGGCAGATCCTGAAAGCGCGACCCCTGTTTTTGAAGTGGAATTGTCCATGTTGCTTTTCTTCGATTATCTTGCTGAAGAGCCCTTGAGTAAATCTTATATATCTGAAAATATTTGGTTTTTTGAGAATTTTATCACAATTTCTACAAAACTAGCTGTTGAGTCAACGCTAAGCCATACAGTGTTAAATACAATTAAGCTACCTTGGTCCACGCCAGTCTAACCTCATCCAAACACCGACAGGTCGCCGAACCCCAACAACAAAACCACAAGCGAAGCACCTAACTCTCCCCCGCCGCTGTGCGGGGATTTTTTTGCCTGCCGCTCACCGATTGACCTATCCCCTTCCGTCTCTGATGGTGCTTTCGCCGTGTCGAAGAAAAATAAATTTATAATAAAAACATTAACATAACTAATGGTGATAAAATAAAATCACTAACAGTGTTGACCAATAAATTACTAGAAGTGATAATTCACCCCATCGACAGCAACAACGTCACCCAGAACACCGGGATGCTCTTTAACAATTCAGAAAGTCGGATGAAATACCGGACCCATTGGTAATTCTGGCGCACAACGAAGACCAGCCGCGATCCGGCTGTGACGGTGGCCAGGTGCTTATGTGTTGGGTATGAAGCGCAAATTAACCCATAGGAGATCAATCCAATGAAGCAGTAAATCGGCTAATGGCCTATTAGGCCAGCCACGCGACGACGGTGTTACAGGTCGGGTTCCCACGGCGACGCAGTGAGGGAAAGGAGGCGTAAAGCATCACTAAGTAACCGGTTAGCGCCCGGCGAACGCATCAGCAGCTTCAAATGACGAGTGGATTTACCCTGCCGCTGCCAATACGGGCGGTAGGCATAAAACCACTGAGGAGTAACGCTATGGGATGCGATATCCATTTGTACAGAGAGAAGCAGGTTGGCGGCCAGTGGGTGACCGCTGACGTTTGGGATGAATACGACAACAGCGAAGGCGATACGTACGCCGAAGTACCATGGGAAAGGCGATTCACTCGCCGTAACTACAAGTTATTTGGCCTACTGAGTAAAGGCGTTAGGGCTGATTACCCTTTCTCTTTCGAGCCGCGTGGGTTGCCGTTCAACGCCTGCAATGAGGTTGAAACCAATAGTGAGCGCTGGAATGGCGACGGCCATTCACACAGTTATCTGTACCTGCACGAGCTGAAAGATATGCGGGAGTTAATGAAGGTCGCGACCATTAAGGTCAGCGGCATGATGGACCGCAATCAACTGACGGCACTGCGTGCGTCTATTGCATCAGGAAAGCCGAATTGGGACCAGCTTTACCCTTATTGCCAATGGGCGGGACTTGATAGCTACGAAAATTTCGAAATCGACGTTCCAGCCGACTTCATTATCGGCAGCAGTATGGACACGATCATCGCCTTATTTGACGGTGTCGATGGTGACAACCACCGGATCGTTTTCTGGTTCGATAACTAATACCACCGCGCCCTACGGGGCGCACTGAGGCAATCATGACATTCAACGAAAAGGTCTGGCTAGGCGTGGTTGTCATCTGCGTCGCATTCTGGTCAGCAGTCGGTTTTCTGGTCGCCGGTTAACGCCGGCGTCTCACTTATCTGGTGGCGTATCGTTCCGGTTCTCATTTAAACCTACACAGTATAAATCCCCGGTTCGATGCGCCACCAGGTGCGTGAGAAATCACAAGCCTGCTCAGTACCACTTCCCTTGTCACATCCTTTGCCCCGATCGCCGGTGCTCTTTTTTTCACATCAGTAAAGGCGCTGCCCTGCTCCAGTGTGCTGGAACCGTAGGGAAACCGAGCGCGTGCATCAACTCAGGCAGCGCCTTTACTGATGTGAATTTCATTGAGAGGACATGTTATGCAAACCACTACCCAACGCTGTGAGCACTGCGGCCAGACGCGCGACGTAGCAAAACAAGCTGTGAGCATTCAGCGCTATGAAGACGGCAGATATAAGGCCGTGAGAATCCTCGTCTGCGCCGATACCTGCGCGCCGGTGTACGTCGTCCGCCAGAACATCAGAACACTGCAGCGCCGCCTGCACACTCAGCAGCGGAGGCCAACATGGTAAGCCTCAACGCCCGCATTCAGCACAAGTACGACCTGACCGGGGGCGATTTCGCCCCTAAGCGCCACCACGGCAAACACCTCTTCTACCTTCTCATTTTTACCCTGTGCCTGCTGACTGCCGGCGCGGTCTGGAGTTGATGCATGGCGAACTCATTCAAGCAGATGAAGAACAACGGAACGCTTAAGCGGACTGACTCCGGGATGTTCATCAAGCTGGCTGATATTCACGTCCAGGAGGGCTTCAACAAGCGCGTAGACGATGAGCGCACACAGGCCGCTGATGATGACCTGTTCAATCACCTGTCATCAGGGAAACCGGTTCCTCCGCTTGAGGTTCGTCCGCGCGATGAAGGTGGCGTGTGGGTTGTTGAGGGCCACCGCCGGCACCGCGCATATTTACGTTGCCGTGACGCGGGAAAGCCCGTTGAGTGGATAGCCATCCTGCCTTTCACTGGTAGCGACGTGGAGCGCATAGCGCGCATCATGAACAGCAATAGCCAGCTGGCGCTTACCCCATACGAGCAATCCCAGGTGGTAAAGGAGCTCGCAGGCTTCAATCTGTCACCGGATGAGATCGCCGCGCTGGTCGGCAAAAGCCGCGCTACGGTCGATAAGCTGCTTGCCCTCACCCAAGCAAATCACGATGTTCAGACGCTGGTCAAAGATGGCGCCGTTGCCGTCGATGCTGCTGTTGAGCGCGTAAAAGAGCATGGCGATCAAGCCGGAAAAGTGCTGGCTGGCGACGTTGAGAAGGCCAAAGCCGCAGGCAAGAATAAGGTCACTAAATCCTTCATCGCGCCGAAATTCAGTGCTCCAAAGTCCCGCAAGCTCGTCACGCTCTTAGCACAGGCTGAAGTCCGTGAAATCGACGGCCAGACCGCCTACATCCTTCCGGCCGGAACTCAGCTTGATGTGCTCGCCATTCTCGATGAATTCCGCTCCACCAGCGGCAAGGAGAATCCCGATGGTTAAGAGATATAACCCTGATTACGTCATGCACGCGGCTCGCTTTGAGCCGTTTGCCCGCGAGGCTGAGCACGGTGAGTTCGTTAAATTCTCCGATTATGAAGCCTTGGTTTCAGAACTCGCCAGCAGCCGGCAGATCAACGCCCAAACGCTGCAGGTAAAGCTGACAATGGCTGAAACCATCAAAGAGCTGACTGATCGAGTTGATCGCCTTAGCGGCATGCTCACCGAATCCAGAGTTGCAACAAAGTCAGCAGAAGAACGAGCCGATGCGCTGGCTGTGGAGAATGCGGCGCTGAAAGAGTTCATCAAGAAAAAGTGTTTTGTTGTTCCAGCTGGGGCTTCTTGCCTTGCTGAGGCAGATGAATGTGCAGAGGGGAGCATGCCTGAAACCCCAGCCACTGACGCAGCACTTGCAGCTATCGAAGTGCGAGGAGTGGAGAAGTTCATCAAGCTGAAGATGGAACAACTTGCCAACATGCATCCAGACACCCACGCATTTGGAGCTACAGCCGAGTCTCTGCGCGCTCAGATTAACGAGCTGCAAGCATTCGCAGTCCAGCTGCGGGGGGCCAAATGAAAGAGCGCCCAGTGATTTTCAACGGCGAGATGGTTAGAGCCATTCTCCACGGCCGCAAGACCCAGACGCGGCGCACTATTGCCAATGTCGGCTCAGATAACTGCATTCCACTGCAGAAGCCCACCAAAACCAAAGACGGTATTTACACGCATGTCATGGATGCGCCAGCGCATGGTTTATGCCCATTCGGCCGGGCAGGCGATCGGCTGTGGGTGCGCGAGACGTTCGGCGATTGCGGCAATCGACTCGTATATCGCGCCGACACTGAAGATGGAGCGGCAAGCCAGGTTAAGCGCTGGGTTCCTTCAATTCATATGCCGCGCGAAGCCTGCCGCACCCTGCTAGAAATCACCGCCGTGCGTGTTGAGCGCCTGAACGATATCAGCCACGAAGATGCAAAAGCTGAAGGTTGTTGCTACGGCCGTGGTGGCGGAGTTCCTGACTTTGCTGTTACTCCAGCAGACCATTTCCCGACGCTGTGGGCATCCATCTACGGCGTAGAAAACTGGCGCGCTAATCCATGGGTGTGGGTTATCGAGTTCAAGCAGGTCAGCGCTAGGGAGGTGGATCGTGGTTAATCAAAACTTCAAGCCAGGGAGCCTGCGTTATTTCGATGAAGAAATTGGCGCGCACGTCGTTTCAGAGCCTGGCTCTACTTCGTACAGCTCAACAGCGATGGCGGCAACTGAATTTTTTAACGGCATCGAGTGGTTGCCGGTAGATGGCGATGGCGATGGGGAGGTGGAGCGTGGGTAGATTACTCAATAAACGCGAGCGTGATTTTCTTAAGCCGGCGATCGTCCATTTCTGGGAAATAGAGATTTCACCCTGGCGTAAATCGGCGCTATGGGACGGTGACGCATTGTTGCCGGTGCGTGTAGGGAAAATGGCGGATTCGCTAATTGAGCGCGGGTATCTTGAGCGCGTAAGCCTGGGTATGGGAAGCGAAACAATTCGCGCTACCGCCAAATCTAAATCCCTCCGCTGTTATCGCTGCACGTACGGTCGAATAGGCGACAACAAATGCCCGCATTGCGATGGCGGGATTTTGCCAGAGGAACAGAGCAATGGCTAAGCGTAAGAGCAACAGAGCGGCGCGTCGGTTGTTGTGCATGCCGGTATGGCTGAGCAACAGAAAGCAGATGTCGGGCTGGCCATCGACAATCCGCACAGTCTATTTCGCCGACAAAGCAAAGCCATCTGCACGCCAGAACAGAAAGGCCAAAGAGATTGCTGCATATAGATCAGAGCGGGCCGAGGCCCAGGAGAAAGCACAATGAAAACTCTGAATATTTCATGGCTTGGCGCATGCCCTAAATGCGACAACGAGACGCACAAGGTTGAGACGGAAAAAGGAACCGGGGTCTGGCTTTATTGCGGCGACAAAATTACATGCTCGACGTGCGGAAACACTGGTGAGGTTGATGTCGATGACTGCGCTTACGCGGTATGGGATGAGCTGGAGAAAGCATTATGAGCAAAGCTACATATCTAAAAGATTTGAACCACGCGCACTTCATCGAAAGCTCATCCAGGAGCAAAAAAGCCAGAGCGCCATACAAAAACATGGATAAAGACCGCTGGCTTGAAGTCTGTAACGCCCATAACCGAAAAGTAATTCGCAAAGCCAAGCGCTCTGTCGGCAAAGCAAATAAAAACGGCTGTCGTCGTACTGCAATGGGCCTGCGTGGTTTTCTCAACGAACTGAACATGTGGGCGCAGTTTACCAACGTTAATAGACAAGGTTCAGGCATACCGAAGCGCATCTACCGCATTAACCACCGAGGGGTAATTTCTCATGGATAAGCTGAGCGAACTGAGCAAGCCGGTGGCGCAGCCGGTGGAATATGGCGACGCATATCAGGGAGCGCGCGAAGATTTATCCATCTGGAAACGCCGAGCACTTGAGGCTGAGGATAAGATGCGTCATCTGGAGAAAATAAACGACCATTTGGTCAAAGAGGCTCAGGGCGAACATAGAATGGGTGAACCTATACTCACCGCCCCGCCAGCGCCAGCAGTGCCGGAGGACTATTTCGGGAGGTTGGTGGAAAAGGCTCGCGTGTCGGCAGACAAGGCAATGCGTAAATTTCCGCAGCCGAACTACGTTCTGAACAAAGTCGCTGAAGAAAGCGGCGAGGTCATCAAAGCGGTTATTCATTACACAGAAGGCCGCGAAGAGTGGGCGAACGTCGAAGGTGAGATCATTGATAATCTTGCTATGCTAATTCGCCTTGTTGTTGAGGGCGATCAGATTATCGGGTTCACGCCTCCTGACGCCTGCCGCGCAGCAATGCTGGCAGCAGCGCCGGAGGGTGGGAATGATCACGATACCCGACGATAACGAAATCATCTCGCGGCTCAGTATTGCCGGTTCAACGCCGGATTCGGTCGCAAGCCTCCTCCGCTGCGCCGGCTACAACGGCATGACCGGAAAAGCTATCCGCCAGCGCCTGATCAAGCTGGAAAAAGAAAACGCCGTTGAGAAAGTCCGCCGCCCTGGCATCCGTTCCGCGTGCTGGGCGCCAATCACCAAATAACCCACCGAAAATATGAAACCACGAATTCCGCAACGAATCAGCGCCAAAGCTGAGGGGGTTCTATGCGCCTACAGGGAGGGCAAAAAGAAACCCAACCAAACCTACCAGCATAAGTATTTGACGCTGCCAGTGGCCCGCTGCTGGCGAATGCTTTCGAAAGACAACGGCAACTCATGGGAAGTCATGAGCCATGAGCGCTACAACAACCAAATCAGGATTTAAACATGACCAGTCATCATGCATACCGCAATATCGCCAGAATTGCGGCTGAATGTGAACAACGTGGATGGTATGAAAAGGCCGCTGAAGTTTGGGAAAAGTCCCTCAAACTCGCACGAGCAGTCGATGTTCCGTGGATTAAAACCCGCATAGAGTTTTGCGTCAACGCGGCCGCACGACGCTGGGGAGGTGAGAATTGAGCACCGTTTTTGCCAGCAATACTCCACCCGAACACAAAGACCGGTGGCAAACCCCGATCGAAGTTTTCAACGCACTGGATGTTGAGTTTGGCTTCTTCCTGGATGCAGCAGCGGACGATGGCAACGCGCTATGCGCTCACTACCAGACAGAGCAGGATAACGCGCTGTCAATCGACTGGGTTAGTTACGGCGCCATCTGGTGCAATCCGCCATACAGCGACATCACCCCGTGGGTGATTAAGGCTGCGGAGCAATGTCACGTGCAGAATCAGCCGATCGTGATGCTGTTGCCGGCGGACACATCAACGGGCTGGTTTTCGTTGGCGCTGCAGTCAGTCGATGAAGTCCGCTTTATCACCGATGGCCGCCTAGCGTTTATTAATTCCGCAACGGGCAAGCCGGGGAAGAATGGCAACAGCAAAGGCAGTTTGATTTTCATTTGGCGACCATTTATCAAGCCGCGATGCCAGTTCTCCACCGTATCCAGAGACGAGCTCCTGCGCATAGGAAAAGGCATAACGATGGAGGCAAGCGTTGCATGATATGGACTCAGCAAAGAAAAACCTTCTCCGCAGTACAGCCAGAGAGCTTTTAAGAGATTTCGACTCCCCTTCCAACAATTTAACCCTCCGTCAGTTACTCGATAAGCACGCAGTGAAGATAGCCCCATACTGGCCGAAGTCTCCGCCGGTGTGGCTGCGCCTTTGCTGTGAGGTTCATCGGGTGCGGGAGGGGAAATAACGAGGTAACCATGGCCGACCCCCGCGCAGCCTCGGATGAGGCCAAATTCATGAAGCTCAAAGAGTACGCGGAAAAAATTCAAGTATCCCCCCATACGATATACCGAAACCCTGCGAAATTTCACATGTTCAAAGTCGGCGGGTCGTGGAGGGCTAACAAAGAAAGCATAGAAAAATTCTCGCAGACCAATAACAATGTCTTCCGACTGGCTGTGGTCGGCAGCAAGGAGTCAAAACGATGCCGATCTTCAAGAGGGGTAAAAAATACTGGATTGATATCTCCGCGCCAGACGGCACGAGAATTAGACGCTCTGCTGGCACCGAGGAAAAGGTAAAGGCTCAGCAACTTCACGACAAGTTAAAGCATGAGCTCTGGGCCGTAGCCAACCTAGACAAGCGACCGGAGAGGCTGTTCGAAGATATGGTTGTCTTGGCGCTGAGAGATGCCGAAGGGCAATCAAGTTATGAGAACAAGCAGATTTACGCTCGATACTGGCTTGGCATCTTCGGCGGTAGAGTCGTGTCCTCCATCACCGGGGAAGAAATTGTAGATAACCTGCCGACTCATAACCTGGCTACCAGAAAGCGCCTGGCTAACGCTACCAAAAACCGATACCGATCATTCATCATGAGGGGCTTCTCGCTCGCCGACAAAAGTGGCTGGCTTGATAGACAGCCTTACGCGCAGTCAATGAGAGAGCCGAAAGTTCGGGTTAGGTGGATTGAGGAAAGTGAGGCCAGATCGCTGATAGCAAATCTGCGCCATGATTGGATGAAGTGGGTGTGTTCGTTCGCGTTGCTGACCGGAGCACGCTTGGGGGAGATTCTTTCGCTGAAATGGAAAAATGTTAATCTTAGTCGTCGAGTCGCTGTTGTTACGGCGGAAAACGCAAAATCAGGGAAAGCAAGACCTCTTCCCCTTAGTGATTACGCAGTCGCGATGATGCGTGAAATCCCGATCGACAATGAGTATGTGTTTTCGGCTAACGGCGAAAAGGAGGGGTACATCAACAGAACGGATTTCGAGCGAGCACTTCAGCTTTCCGGCATCACGGATTTTCGCTTTCACGATCTCCGCCATACCTGGGCAAGCTGGCATGTTCAGAAGGGAACGCCATTGATGGTATTAAAGGAATTGGGTGGATGGGAGAAGCTCGAGATGGTCAATAAGTATGCCCACCTGAGCGGTGAGCATTTGAACAAATTCAGCGGCATTGTCACGTTTTTGGCACAAGACACCGAAAGCACGAACGACGCCGTTAGAATTTCTCTTGTAAGTTAA